CACGCTCCAGACCGTAAACTCCACCACTAGTACCGCAGTCAATATATTGGATGCCCATCTTAACCAACCTTTCTGCTCTCCTGCGAGAATCCTTAAAGTTGCTATTGCCATGGTCAATAATAATATCCCCGTCGCCAAGTAATGGTAGTAGTTCATTTAATGTGTCCTCGACTAGTTCTGCAGGAATGACAAGTTGAAAAATTCCAGGGCATTCTGAATAGATTGTCTCACCAGATTTCTCTCCGTATATAGATACCTTTCTCTTTACTACTTGAACAAGGCTTTCCAGAGAATCTGCAGCTGCAGTAATATACCCACTTTCTTCTGACTCTTTTGCTTTGGCATAGTTTCTACGATATCCATAAGTTTCAATACCTTCTTTAATCATTCGGCGGGACATACCTTCTCCCATCCGACCAAGACCAATAATACCAACTCTCATACTCACCTCGACTTAATTGCTAGTAATGTTTCGTAGGGAATCCAAGCAGGTGTTTCATTCTTGAACTGAACTTGGACTTCTGTAATAACTCTTTCAAGATCCTTTCGATAGGATTGTCTTGTATTTTTTACACACGATAATGGATTAGTCATCAGGTCCTCCAGGGTACTGCGGATTGCATTCTTCTTCTCATCTCTGCTGCTAACGAAGCATATTCGTTATACATTTTATCTCCTGCAACAAAACAATGTTGTCTCTGTTCTAACGCATCAATAATCAAAACGTAATCTTGTTTTGTAAAGTCGGGAAAATAATTCGTCATGGGTTTTTTGGATCTAATCCTAGTTCTATAAGATAGTCTATCCACCATTGTGGATCCTTATTTGTTTTCCAGTTTGGAACTGGTAAACCTTTCTCAGAATAATATTCTGATATCGCATCATCTAAAATCTGTGCGATCTCCATACTCCTCTTCCTCCTCGTCAACATCTGCATATGCGTCTGCCACATATGGTCCGTGTGGTTTTTTGGATTCTGCTCTGACATACTTTCGTTCATCGTTGACTGCAAAAATCCACAAACTGAGTTTCATTACAACCCATATTATCACAATAGGAGATAGACAAGCAAGTAAAACGAGTGGGTTCATGTTGGTTTTCTGAAATACTCAGGTAAGGGACATCCTTTAAATCTTTCTATCTCATCTACCGACAATACAAACATGCACGTAACACCTAAACAAAAAGCAAATAATAATTGAAGAAAATAATTCCTATCCACGATATCTACCTGGCCATGATAGGTGCATTCCAGAGATTAGCAATACAATAAAAGCAAATACAAACAAAAGATCCATAATCTACCTCGCAGTTTCCAGATCACTCGTAACGAGAACAGATTCTAAATCTTTCTCTCTAATAGTTAGTCGATCAGGATCTATTAATCTAATTGCCTCAGCAAGTTCTTGGAAGTGCTGAATCTCATCATTCATAATCTCACAGATCTTCTTATCATCAGGAAAACGTGTCAGATACTCAGCGTATGTGAGTGAAGCATGAACCTCTACTTCATATGAGAGGTGGTAAGCAGACCTAGGAGCCACCCAATAATAAACCACGTTGACCCAATAATAGATAAGGACGAGGTGTTTGGCAAAGAAACGATCAATCCAATAAGAATTACCGCCCCTAGATTCCATGTACTCCAGATGTTCTGTTTCGTTAAGAGTTTGAGCAAAATGTTCCTCCATCAGATAAATGTGTTCTGGCCCGCGCAATCCCATTGATTCTCGGAAATGAAGGACGCTTAAAAAAGCGAAATAAGGTGCCCGAGCAATCTCCTCAAGCACCCAGAATCGTTGATAGTCTCGACCTTTATATAAAAAGTCAATGATTGCGACTGTTAAATTAAGAAAATATGTATTAAGTGTAGTCATCTTCATCCTCGTATAAAGGACATGGTTCTTCAAATAAATGCTGCATTCTAAGTTGTTTAATTCTCTCCCTCAATTGTTTGTAAAACTCTCTCCTCTCGTCTTCGTTCATAGAATGACTTCATAGAAGTTTACGTGACTACCCTATCTAGTATAGCAAATCGTAAAATAATTCTGAATATTAGCAACCACTAACAGTTTTTGCAATCTCTCCTCCAACAGATTTACCCATATTCTGACCTAATAAAGTTGCCCATCCTGCTGCCAACCAACCAACGTATGGAATGCCAGTAAGAATAGGAGCGGCACTTGCTGTGATACTAGCACCTACCATTCCTCCTGTCGATTCTCCAGCGCCCTCCGACTTGATACATGCGAGATCTTCTGCATTCCAAGACTTTCCCTTTGTGGGTAACTCACCTCCCTGGAGATTTGTATCACCCTCCATAGTATATTCGTGAACGTTATAACTTTCTGTCTGGACAGATCCTTTAGATGACTTACCAAACATTCCCTTCTCATCATACTCTTTATCAACAGAAGATGACTTAGTTGTGGTCAGTACCTTAGGATCATTTGACTTATAGTCAATACGATATCCCTCTTTTCCTACATCAACCTTATAAGATGAATAAGGTCCAGTAGGGAGATTGATAGCAGGGAACTGTGGACGATCAGCATACTTTTCTGTCGTCTTCATCTGATAGTTCATAAGATGCCCTAGCACACCGATATGTGCTACTGCAACCAGACCACCTACTCCTAAAGCACACCACTTGAATGGGTTAGCCATGACTTAGACCTCAAACTTTTTCTTTCTTGTCGCTTTCCTCTTTTTTCTTTGCTGGAACAACCCCAAAAGTAGCTAACGTCCCGGTGAAGACGCTGGCGATAAAAGTCGGATCGATATTTTTCTGAGGCATACCAGGGACAGTTACATAATTAAGAGTCAGAATTGATGCTGACCACCCCAATATAATAACTCTCACAAGGGTAGACACCCCTTCATCAGCCCACTCAAATTTATCCTTTTTGGTTTCCTCTTTCTTTACGGTAGTTGATTCCATACGAAAAGAAACAAGGCAACTTTATTTATGATTCGAGTTGCTCTACTGAGATTGTTGTATGTCTAAGAGTATTAAACCTTTTACAAAGGCTATCGCTTGATTCGTGTTGCCATTTTTGATACGCATTCTTTAAGGATTGGATGTAATCATTTCCATCGATGCCATTCATCTCCGCAGCAACTATGGATTTGATTAACACATCCCTTGTTAAATGTGTCATTTGAAAATTTTTGTTATCCAATAACAGACTTCTACATTACGAGACTGAAGAAGGTTTGTCAAGAAGCCTGCCTTGGCTGTGCTTCAATTTGTATTGAATATTATTATTTAGGAATGAATCCATTTTCGACCAACCATTCCCGCGTCTTAGGAGTTGGTTCATAGTCAGTCCACATAGTTCCAGCAGCACAAGACGTGATTGCTTCTACAGTCATACCCTCAGTATGCCCCGCCCAGAATGCTTCTTTCTCCCACGGAATAGCATGAGGCATATTCTTATAAGTCCTCCGTGCCATCTCCTGCCACATCTCAGGGACATCCTCTTCATTATGAATGATAGCAATCATATTATTCTTGATACTTCCTGCCATACAATCTTGTGCAGCGTGCCATCCTTCATGACGCATAACGCTCATTAGTGTTCCTGGACGACCCACATATCTTTTATTGAGGAAGAAGTTATTACCCACTGTATGATAAACACCGCGATGACCTACAGGAAAATATTTTTCATCTGCTAGAAACACCCCAACTCCGATCCTACTAAGGGCAGAGAGCATTCGATTGAACTCGTTAGAAACAGAATAGAAATCATCAGTATTGGAATACTCACTAGAAATATCCAAAAGATTATTGATCTTTGTGACTCCATCTGTGCATTCCCTGAGTAACATACATCCCATGGCATCCATAGTGTAGTAACCCTTTGTAGGTTCACTGCGGACTGGTATAGTCATCCCATGAGCAGCACCAAAAAGAAGACCGGCAAGAATATATCTAATCATGGTAGAGACACTCCACCGGTCATTGTAGGCAGTTCAGAGACACCACCCGTCATTGTAGGCAGTTCAGGTGTAGCAACATCAATCAAGTCTGGAAGTGCTCCCGCAATCGCTTCTGTCGCTGCCTTAGACACTCTCTCTTTTACATTCTCTATAATCTTATCCCTAGAAACGTAAACATACGCCCCGCCACCAATAATACTCGCCGTTCCTAGGAATGATAATACTGCTAAAACATTAATTACTTTTTGCATAGTAAACCTCAAAATATTTTGCTACTCCAAATGAAGTCTTGTGACCTTGAGAGACCCAATCATGAGCACACTCAAAGATGGATTGACTGGAGTATTTAGGAACTACTCCATCCATCTGTGCGCCATACTTCTTGAGAAGGATTTGTAAGACCTCCTCACGTAGTTTCATTTTCTCTGGACTATATCGCCAATCATCTTTCATGATAGTTCTCCGATCCACCAATAGGGTTCAAATGTATTGTAGTCCCTCCAGATTGAATTGCAATCTCATACATGTCCTGATGAATTGTTTTGGATTCACCAGTACCATAATACTTGTGTGCTTCCTTCTTAAATGCTTCATATTCTCTCTCCATATAATCTTTGTTTTCATCAGAAAAAATTGCAGGTCCAAACCACTTATCATCTTCCAGATACTGTGGAGCAGGAACTGTTGCGTGTTCTGCCTTAGAAACGTTAAATGGGATGAATGGAAGATTCACACCTCCAGATGTAACCTTGATGCCTGTGTTTGAAAGCATACTTTTTACCTTACCTAGAAGTTTCTGTTTGATGTTATTTAACATTATGAAAGAACTAGTTTCTTAGAGTAGTTATACGCATAAGTCTCGCGCTTTCCTTTGATGCCCCAACCTAACCAACGGTATGCTGGTTTCATGTAATAAGACACACTTTGTCCGCTACCTTCAAATGTGGGCAAATACTTTTGAAAGATATTTTCATTAATCATGTAACGAGTCTGACATGTTAACTCACTAGGATCACAATCATACTTTTTGGCAAACATTCCTAACCCATTATAACGCTTCGGACTAGTCCACTGGATGATTCCATACCCACCGCGATAGCAACGGTCATAAGGAACTCTAGAACCTCCTTCGCATACATTGGCACGGAAGTTACTTTCTTGTTTAATGTTACCCAGAATCGTTGCAAGTGCATTGCGGTCTTTAATGTTTGTACTTTCTTGTAACTGACTCAGAATATATTTTTCTTCTGGAGTGCATTCAGGACAGTTCCATGTTTTCTGGTGTGAACCTATGTCCGTAGCAGCAATAGCCGTAGTTACAGCATTTGGAGCGCATGACGTGCCAAAGAGTCCTAGCACTGAAAGGGCAACAAATGACTTAAACATAAAAGGGGAACGTAATGCTCCCCTATTATAAGTTATTAAATTTTTCCTGTCAATTGTTTGGTGCCGTGGCAGGAATCATCATTCCCCCACCAAAGTCATCATCATCATCAACATCTTGAGATAATGCCCAGACGACCCAAGCAAATAACAAACCAGATGCTAATGCTAACATGTTCTCTATCACCAAATACCTGGAATAAGTTGACCTGTAATAGCATAAGATCCCATTGCTGCTACTACTCCGAGCATTGCTGCCCAACCATTAATGCGTTCTGCTTTTTCATTCATTGTCCTGTCTCCTGTAAAGTTAGATAAAAGTTTTCGTTCGTTGGTTTTCTACCATCTAGTTCGTAGATAGTAGAGTCTCCGTAAGTCTTGTGATCCTTGTATCCTACCATTCTCCCCTTCGTATTCTGGAGAGCAGGCATGAATACAATGTAGAAAAATACTCCCGGTGCTCCGATGATCAAAGCACTTGCGATTACATAGTATGTTAGAAGTTCAGCAAGGGAAGTTTCCATTAGTAAGTCTCAGCTAATTGTTCAACAGAGTAAGCAAGCAAAACAAAAAATGAAATGCTTGTTACGGTAAAAATTAATTCAGACATCAGATCATGCCAAAGAAAAGATTACCAGTCAGTGCGTATGAGAACACTGCAAAGAAGAAACCAATCATCGCAGTGCGACCATTCAGTTTTTCTGCACGTTCTGCATATGATTCGTAACCATAACGCTCAGCGTCTGATTTTGAAACATACATTTTTGGTTCCTTAGCAAAAAGATTTTGCTGGCCTCTTTCATTGGTCGTTACAGTCATTTACTTAATGTTGTAAATCTTTACATATTATATAGTATTGTAAAGATTTTGTCAACACATATTTTCTTAAGATTTAGTATCTCTTATAACAGATCTAACTTCTTTCCATGCACATCAGAGCACCATTCTCTGGATTCATGACACACAAAAACTTTTTAGAGGTGGACATCATTCCTATAATAACAAACAACTGAGCAATTACAACTACTGGGAGCGCATACTTACCCAGTTGTTTGCGTACGGATTTCATTTGTCTCTATCAGAGTATGTACTATTTAATAGTTTCTACTGCTTTAAGAGACTTTTGACGAAGTTCTTCTGGGAGAGGAACATATCCTAAAGAATCCGAAAGAGATTGTGCTTCCGTGCTCAACATATATCGGAGAGTTTCCTTCACTCCAGGAACAGACTCTGGATATGCAAGTATCCAAGTCAAAGAGACAATCGGGTAAGCATTCTCACCAGCAGGATTTGGATCTGCACCACGAAGTTTATCGTCTAGGACAATCTTAGCAAGACCAGCAGCAGAAGTTTCTGCATTTGCTTTTACAAAGTTGCCATCCTTATTCTGAAGGGCAACCTGTTGGAACTTACCACCATTCACGTAACCATAGTTCAGATAACCAATGGCACCAGGTTGATTCTTGATAGTAGCAGCAACACCAGAGTTACCTTTACCACCAACACCAACAGGCCACTGAACTGCTTT